ACATTACCTACAAACTATACTCAATACCGTTATATCGGTGCTGCTCTTATTAATGGATCAGGACAATGGGTAAAGTTTGTTCAGGATGGCGATGATTTCATGTGGGATACACCAGTACTTGATTTTAATGGTGCCGGTTCTGCTACTGCGGCTTTACTTACTTGTAGTGTTCCTCGTAAGAGAGTAAAAGCATTATTTAATATTGGGGTATTTGAAACAGGTGGAGGAACTGCTGGTGTCTATATTAGTGATCCTTCTGTTGCAGATTTAGTTCCTTCTGCAGCTGCAGCACCTTTAACACCAACATGGATACAGATTTCAGGACTTAGTGCACAAATTAATGGTACGACTTCTAGTTATACAAATACATCTGCACAAGTTAGACATAGGGAAACAGCAGGAACAAGCCCATTAACTATAGCCACTCTTGGCTGGATTGACTCACGAGGAAGAAATTTATGATTAATGTAGATAGTCTAATAAAGAAATCAGATACTGATAATACAGCCGCTATTTTATATGCAGCACAATATGATGATGTAAAATTCTCTAATTCTGATTATCTCTTTAATGGTGAGATTCAGATTAAAGCTAATCAACGATTTGATTTTGGTGGAGCAAGACTTAGGCATACCGATAGTAGTAAAGTTATGTTTACTGCCAATCAAGTTGATGGTTGGTCGTTTGTTGGTGATCCTACATTACAAGGGACATTAATAGCACGAGGATCGGCTAATGAAAAAGGTTTACTTGTAATTGGTTGTAATCGTTATCTTGTTAGTGGTTTAACAGCACAATTGTTCCTCGGAATTGGTGTTTATATCCAACCAGGAATAATGTCTAGATATAAATCCGATCAAGGTAATTGGGAGAGACTATCTGTTTATGAAAATATGATGGGTCTTCAAGTTGATGCTGGAACTGGTGCTGAATATGATACATTCACTAATTTTAAGGCTATAGGAAATATCTATAGCGCACAGATAGCAGCAGGAAATACTCAATTTACTGGTGGAAGTATTAATGAAAATGATTATGGTCCATTCCTTGTAGGTGGATCAAATAATAGTCATGGATTTATGACAGGAATGAATATTAACCATAATACATTTGACAGTCTACGTGCAGATGGTGTTTCATATGGTTATACTCTTACGGGTTGTCATATTTATGGTGGTGGTGCAAATGGCGGATATGTTAGGTTTATGAATGGATCAACTAATGTTTGTTTTAATGGTGGTATTATTGATGCACCAGTAATTCATGATTCAGTTGGGACTAATCGAATTATCGGTATGCAACGTGATCCTAATTTTAGTGTTGGTGGTACTAATCCTGCTGGATTTATTCAAGTGAATACTTATTAATATGATCCATGAACGAGAAGATGATAATCTTATAAGACAATTAGATGTTACAGTAACAGGACATATTAGAGAGGAACTAATTAGGGATGTTAAGATGGCAGAGCAAATAAAAGAATTATCTGATAAAGTAGATGCTCTGACAACTAATGTAGAACTACTTCTTTCAATGTGGCAACAAGCGAAAGGAGTCGTCTCATTTATTAAATGGATGTCTGTTATTGCTGGAGGTTTTGTTACTTTTATCCTATATATGAAGGATCATTGGAAATGGTAGAAATTGATAAAACTAGACTTATTGATATTAATGGACGACCTCTTACACAAAGTCTTTTCTTAGAGATTGGATATTCTGATTATGCAGTTTATACGTTAAAAGAGAACAATCATACTTGGAATGATAAATATTATCCTTCTATGAAACTTCTTTATCTTGAAACTGCCGATCCAACTGAATACGAATTCGCTAATAAATATCTCTTGAATTGGAGTCAATGGAAACGATTATTAGATAATAAAGTTACACGAGCGCATATTAATGAATGGCGTGAAGAACTTGAAGTTAAACTTCGTTGTCAAGGTGTAAAATATGCATTAACATCTGCTAAGTTAGGAAGCTTTCAGGCTGCTAAATGGATTGCAGATAGGGGTTGGGATTCTAGAGGTGCAGGTCGCCCTTCTAAAGCAGAAGTAGAACGTGAGAAGCAATTCCAAGCAACTATAGATAAAGAATATAGTGCAGATATTGTACGTCTTATTGGAAGTAAATAATGGAATTACAATTAGAACGATATGATTTTCAAGAGAAATCTACTATTGGTAAATTATATATCAATGATATTTTCTTTTGTTATACTCTTGAAGATATAGATCGTAAATTAGAAAATGGTGGAATTAAACAAGATCATATAACTGCAATTCCACGAGGATTATATCAAGTTATTATTGATATGAGTACTAGATTCAAAAAATTAATGCCTCATATCTTAGATATTCCACAATTTGAAGGTATTCGTATTCACTCTGGTAATTCTGATACTGATACTGAAGGATGTATTATTCTCGGACAAAATCCAAAAGATAATTGGATTTCTAATTCACGAGATACTTTTAATCAATTTTTTATTAAATTGCAATCTGCAATTAATAATAAAGAAAAAGTTACTATTTTAGTAAGGTAAATTATTATGGATTGGATGCAAGCATTACCTGCAATTGGTTCCTTCTTAGGAGGACCAGCGGGGGGTTTAGTAGGTAGTGGAGTTGAATGGCTTGCTAGTAAATTAGGAGCGTCTGATAAAACAGTAGAAGGTATTAAGCAAACCTTATCAGGAATGTCTTCAGAACAATTAGTCCAAATTAAGCAAATGGATATTGATTTTCAGAAATTCTGTCTTGATAATGATATTAAATTACAATTAGCACAGATTGATGTTAATAAAGAAGAAGTAAAAAATACTAGTTTATTAAGTCAATGGAGACCTGCTATTGGTTGGATTTGTGCATTTTCTCTTGCTTATGCTGCAATTATTGAACCTATTATTAGATTTATTGCTACTGTACTTTGTGGATATAAAGGTTTATATCCTATTCTAGATAATACTATTACTATGCAGATTCTTTTTGGTATGCTTGGTCTTGGTGCTATGCGTAGTTATGATAAAAAACAAGGAACATCTTCATAATGGATGATTGGATTATACTAGCTAAAAAGAAAATAGATAAAATGCCCGATGATGCAAAGCAGATTCGTGAGACTGCTAAAGAGGATTTATTTTTCTTTGCAAAGCTTGTGAATCCGGGTTATATGTATGGGAATATACATAAGTCTATTTTTAAATGGATGCAAGATTACAATTTATTTGGGACAGAAGAGGCATTTACTAGTAATAAGCTTATTATGCTTCCTCGTGCCCATCTAAAGAGTCATATGGTAGCTACTTGGTGTGCTTGGATTATTACTAGACACCCCGAAGTAACTATGTTATATGTATCAGCTACCGCAGAACTTGCAGAAACACAACTCTACGCGATTCAAAACATATTAGGCTCATCTGTGTATCAGAGATATTTTCCTGAGTATATAAACCCACAGGAAGGGCTTCGTGAGCGTTGGAGTGTTAAGAAACTTAGCATAGATCATGAACAGCGTAAAGTAGAAGGTATTAGAGATGCCACAGTAGCAACAGCGGGATTAACTACAAATACTACAGGTTGGCACGCAGATATTATTGTAGCAGATGACTTAGTTGTTCCTGAGAATGCATATACAGAAGATGGTCGAGAAGGGGTTAGTAAGAAAGCTTCTCAATTCACTTCTATTCGTAATGCTGGTGGTTTTACTATGGCTTGTGGTACTCGCTACCATCCAAAGGATGTTTATTCTACTTGGAAAGAACAAGAGTATGACATCTATAATGAAGATGAAGAAGTTATTAAGAAACAACCTGTATGGGAAATTATCGAATATGCAGTAGAGACTGATGGAGTCTTTATTTGGCCTAGATCGGTTCGGAGCGATAATAAAGCATTTGGATTTAATGCTCAGACTCTTGCTCGTATTCGTGCTGAATATACTGATACAGTTCAATTCTATGCTCAGTATTATAACAATCCGAATAATAGTGGATCAGCCCGAATTAAGAGTGATAAATTTCAGTATTATGATAAGAAATATCTTAAACCAAAAGAAGGATATTGGTATTTTAAAGGTAAGAGATTAAATGTCTATGCTTCAATTGACTTTGCATTTTCTCTATCTAAGAAGGCTGACTTTTCAGCAATTGTAGTAATTGGTATAGATGAAGATGGTTATATTTACATTTTAGATATAGATCGCTTTAAGACCGATAAAATTGGTACTTATTTCGAGCATATCAAATCCTTACACTCTACATGGGGATTCCGTAAATTACGTGCCGAGGTATCAGTTGCCCAATCAATTATTGTGGGTGATTTGAGAGATAGTATGCGTGAAGAAGGTCTATCTCTTTCAATTGATGCTCATAGACCTAATAGGCATGAGGGATCAAAAGAAGAACGTATTTCAGCAGCTTTGGAATATCGTTATGATAATCAGACAATTTGGCATTTTGAAGGAGGATATATCGACATATTAGAAGAAGAACTCATTCTTTCTAGACCTCCACATGATGACGTTAAGGATGCATTAGCTTCGGCTGTTGAAATAGCCATTAAGCCTAAACGATCAAGACGAGATAATGAATTTGGTTTTGGCAATAATATTGTTGCTATTAATAGCCGTTTTGGAGGAGTTGCATTTAAATGACGAGAAAAGCATTAGAAGTATCAAAACATATGAATCGTGATGAATTAGCTAAGTATATTTCACAGACTTGGTTTAAGTATGATTCACAACGATTTACTAAGAAAGAAGAGTGGAAAGAACTCCGTAACTATATCTTTGCTACAGATACGACTACCACTTCAAATAAGAAACTTCCTTGGAAGAATTCAACTACCCTTCCTAAACTTTGTCAGATTAGAGATAATCTACATTCAAACTATATCTCTGCTCTCTTTCCTAATGATAATTGGTTAAAGTGGGAGGGGTACTCTCATAGTGATTCAATTGCTAAGAAGTCTAATGCAATTGAGGCATATATGTCTAATAAGACCAGAGAGAGTCATTTCCGTACTGAAATCAGTAAAACAGTATATGATTATATTGATTATGGTAATGCCTTTGGAACTTATTCCTTTGAGACATCTTATCGTTTAGATCAAGATGGTAATAAAGTAATTGATTATATTGGACCAAGATTCTATCGTATTTCTCCAATGGATATTGTTTTTAATCCTATTGCAAATACTTTTAAGGATTCCTTTAAGATCATTCGTTCAATGAAAACGATTGGTGAATTAAAGCAAATGGCTGAAGCAGAACCAGATAATAAGTATCTTCAAGATGCTCTAAAGAATCGTGATAAATTCAATAAGAATATGAATGCTTATGGTGTAAACGATTTTGATAAAGCTGAAGGATTCCTAGTTGATGGTTTTGGTAATTATTTTGAGTATCTTCAGAGTGGTTATGTAGAAGTTCTAGAATTCTATGGTGATCTTCATTCACAAGATGATGGCACGTATGAATCTGGGCAGGTAGTAACGATTATAGATCGAGCATGGGTAATACGTAAGAAACCATTCCCATCGTGGCTTGGAGGCGCCCCTATCCATCATGTAGGGTGGCGTATGCGCCCTGATAACCTATGGGCAATGGGACCATTAGATAATCTAGTAGGTCTGCAATATCGTATTGACCACTTAGAGAATCTAAAAGCTGATGCTATGGATTTAGGTGTTCTTCCTCCTCTAGTTATTTCTGGAGAAGTAGAAGAATTTACTTATGCTCCCGGTGCTGAGATTCATATTGATGAAAATGGTGGAGTAACTGAACTCGCTCGTAATGTTCAATGGGTTATCTCAGCTAATAATGAGATTCAGAATATTCTTGGATTGATGGAGCAATTAGCTGGCGCACCCAGAGAAGCAATGGGTATTCGTA